ACGGTGTAGGTTGTTGAACCGATTTTGAGTGTCTGCATGGAAACTTTCCTTCTGTTGTAGTGCAATAGCGCACCCGCAAACCCTCAGACAAGGGCTTGCAGTTGAGTTATTAAGTACGTTTAACTAAGACGTGACAATAATCCCCATTCGGCAGGCAACCCTGCTCTAGCGTGCCGTAATTGACGCCCGTCCAGCCAAGTTGAACTAACAACTGCTGCGCTGCGTCATAATGAGCCAATTCGGTATTCAGACCGTATGGATAACTTATTGTTTTGCTACCTGCTACGCACCATGCCTTGATGCGAGAGCCTCTACGATTTGTCGGTGCAATGTATTTTGTTTGAATGGCTTGCATGAGAACTTCTCCTGTGTTGATTGATTGATTGTCGAATGACAATCCACAAGCCCACCTGGTGAGCTTGTAGGTGCCACTTATGCAACTTCCTTGCGTTCTTGCTTCAACATATTTACCAGTCTGTCAACCGCTCTTGCTTTCAAGCTGTCTGGTCTTGTCAACTCGTCTGGCATCTCCAAAGTCTGAGCGCAGTGCCTGACCTCTGCAATGATGTATTTGGCATCAAGTAATTTTGTATAACTGTCTCTGTCTACAAGAGTCGAGAGAGCTTTCACAGCAATGTCTAATTTGCGTTCAATCCGCACCAATTCGTCAAATGAGAATGTAATCATAGGAACTTCCTTTCGTTTGTTGCTGACTGTGTTAGTCAGTGAGTTAATTATAAGACTATAACGATGCAAGTCAATAGTCTGTTGACTCATTTATTTCTATTGCAAAGCCTACACCATTAGATTTTATCTATGAATACTTTTGTTGTTGCACCTGGTGTTGTAGTCTAGGGTTAGACTATGATATACTCTAGGTTAATAGAAGAATACTATGTGTGTTTATATAATAGGTTATCTATATCAATTCCACTCACACGATAGGGGTAGCGATGGGGTTTACACTCTCCGCCCACCTACTTAACATAATATCTATCGCTAGTTACTTAACATAATATCGGGGTCTGGTCGGCTTTCTTCGCTTGCTTGCTTGCTCGTTCCAGATGGCGCCAGAGATGGGTTACGAGGTCTGGAATGGTGTGCCCCCCACTTCTCGCCCCCCATAATTTTTTTTAGAGATTACGCTTGTTTTTTTCCTTGAAATAGCTATATTCTTTTTCCAGGAGGATTAACTATGAAAGAGTGTTCTGGTTGTGGCAAGCGCAAGGAAGAGGCTGAGTTTGCGGTTAACAAGGCCACCAGCGATGGTTTGACGTACAAGTGCAAGGTTTGCCTGTCCGAGTATCAAAAGGCCCGTAGAGAGCGTTTGAATGCGTCTAGGCCACCAGGCTGGAAGCAGAAGACTCAGGACATGGCGGCGTACAGGAGGGCGTGGAAGGAAGCCAATCCTGGTTACATGACCAAGGCTAAGGCTGATTGGCTGGCTAAGAACAAAGACAGGGCGAGGGTTAAGGATGCGGTGAGGTATGCCCTGAAGACTGGGAAGCTGGTCAAGACTGCCTGTCAGGTTTGCGGAGATGAGAAGGTGGAGGGCCATCATGCTGATTACTCCAGGCCGCTGGATGTTGTGTGGCTTTGCCGAGAACATCACATGGAGATTCACAAGGCGCTATAGTGGATTTGCTGGTTCCCAAATGCTCCAGCAGTTGCCTCTACGGGTTAGTCAAGAATCAAGCTCTTGACTAACCTTTTTTTTGTCTATACTATGGAGTTATCAGTAGAGGGGTTAATATGATTACAGAGTTAGTGCTGGAGAGTGGAGTACAGATGCCCAAGCCCAGGGTTGTGTATGCCTACCCTTATGAAGAGATGGATGTGGGGGACAGCTTCTGTGTTCCGCTAGATGCCCGTGCGAAGGTGCTGAATGCCAATTACAGGGCAGGTAAGAGGTTGGGCAGGGTATTTACTGCAAAGACAGAGGGTGACGTTGTGCGGGTGTGGAGGACTAGCTGATGGCTGCTGGTGGATATGTCAGGTACAACATTTGGGGTGAACCTAGATATTTGGGTTATCCGCTGACTCCGTGGTATCCACCTGATGTCAAACCTGTACGTAAGGGGTTGTACATTGTTGGCTCTGACCGACTGTCGGTGATGATGTACTGGGATGGTCGGGGTTGGAGGAATGGGTTGGGGAAGGTTTTGTATAAGCGTATCTCTTGGCGTGGTGTAGACGGAGAACCTAAGTGATAGATGAAGTGTTCTGGATGGGTGAGGANGAGTTACGGGAGGCTTATGCTGACCTGTTGACCAAGCTCGCCCGTACNGAGCAGATGATGGTCATGATGGCTATCAGTATTGAGANGGCTGTGGAGTATGGATACCAGGCAGGATACGANGATGGCATTACGGGAGAGTCGTATTCGGTTTCAGCAAGAGATGNTCAAAGCCTTGTACTGCACTAACAAGAAACAGAAGGTTGCGTTAGCAGCGGAGTGGAAAGCCAAGTATTCGCCCACACATTACAAGGAATTGATAGCGTGTGCCAAGAACAAACAAATTGCTGGCGACATCATTCACTGGAAAATAGATGAACTTTGACCTGAAGAAGTTTTACAAGTTTTGTTCCGAACTCAAGATTGAGACAAAGGAAGAAGGCTTGAAAAAGATGGGTACTCTGCTTGGTACTCAGACTTACGTGATGGATGAGATACAGAAAGGCTTAGATGAAGATGTCCACTTCTTCGTTATCCTCAAAGGTAGGCAGCTTGGCATCACTACCATTTCGTTGGCACTCGACTTATATTGGCAGTTCACACATCCAGGTTGGCAAGGAACACTGGTGGCTGATACAGAAGAGAACAGAGACATGTTCAGAAGCACTCTGGCTATGTACCTTGAGGGTTTGCCCAAGGAGTACAAGATTCCGCTGGTTGCCCACAACAGAAACCAGATGGTTCTCAAGAACAGGTCACGACTGTTTTATCAAATCGCTGGAAACAAATCTCGTCTGGGGCAAGGTAAGGCTATTACTTACCTTCACGGTACAGAAACCGCTTCCTGGGGAAATGAAGAAGGTCTAGCTTCATTGATAGCTTCACTGGCAGAGAAGAACCCTGAACGACTCTACATGTTTGAGAGTACGGCTCAAGGCTTCAACATGTTCCACGACATGTACAAGACTGCCAAGAAAGCAAAGACACAACGTGCCATCTTCTGTGGCTGGTGGCGTAACGAGTACTACTCTGTCCCTGCCGACTCCAACATCTACAAGGTGTACTGGGATGGCAAGTTAACAGGTGAAGAGAAAGAATGGCACAGGGACATTAAGAAGCTCTACGGCTTTGAAATCAATTCCCGTCAGATGGCTTGGTGGCGATGGAAGATGTACGAAGGTATCAAAGACGATGCGCTGATGTACCAAGAGTTTCCACCCACTGAGGACTATGCCTTTGTCATGACAGGCACATCCTTCTTCTCACATACCAGATGTACAGAAGCAGCCAAGACAAGCAAGAAGACAGACTGTGACCACTACAGGTATGCCTTTGGTCAACTCTTCCAAGACACAGAAGTACTGCGCTCCACTGAACGACTGGGTACTCTGAAAGTCTGGGAAGAGCCTATAGACAGTGCCTACTACGTCATTGGTGCTGACCCTGCCTACGGTAGTAGTGATTGGGCTGACCGCTTCTGTATTCAGGTCTACCGTTGCTATGCAGATGGTCTAGACCAAGTAGCAGAGTTTGCAACCTCTGAACTCAACACCTACCAGTTTGCGTGGGTCATCGCCCACCTTGCTGGCGCATACAAGAACTCAACCCTGAACTTGGAAGTCAACGGCCCAGGGCAAGCTGTCATTAACGAGTTGCGTAACTTGAAACGCTTGGCAAGCTCTATGGGTGGCTCTACAGGAAAAGACTTGATGGATGTGCTTGGCAGTATGTCCAACTACATCTGGAGGCGTAACGACACCCTGGGAGGCCTGTCCAACAGTATTGGCTACCTGACTACCAGCAACAGCAAGGAACGCATGTTGCAGTACATGAAAGATTACTTTGAGCGGAACATGATGAAGATTCTCAGCATGGATACCTTGGAAGAGATGAAAGGTATCGTGCGGGAAAACGGCTTCTTGGGCGCACCTGGTCGTGGAAAGGATGACAGGGTGATTGCCTCTGCCCTTGCTGCGGTTGCCTATGCCGAGCAGATTCAACCTCGCCTCATTGCCCAAAAAATTACCCGTGCTGTCAGCGAATCTCAAGAGTCTTTCTCTCCTGAACAAATTGCTGTAGGCCGCAATGTTTCTGATTACTTGAAAAGGATTGGCATGTATGGTTCATGACCAACTGACCATCGTGTCCATCTACGGGCACAACAACGGTGCTTCTGCTCTGCACTCAATAGTTAGGTCTATGCGGGAGTTGCCAGGTAGTCGTGGCCTACTCATCTCTGTTGAACAACCTGAGAACATGCCTGATGGCGTAGAGTGGAAACGTTGCCACCCCATAGACTACCTTGGCTATTCTCTGTTTACCATGCACAGCCTGTACGCTTACATAGAAACAGACTTCTGCTTGATAGTGCAAGACGATGGTTGGGTGTTGAACGGCGAGAACTTCAAACCTGAATACTATGACTACGATTACATAGGCGCACCTTCACACTGTGCTTTTGGTCAAGGTCACCTGTACCTTCATTTTGAATGGACAAAAGCTACAGAGCCAGTCTCTGTTGTCCAAAATGGTGGCTTCTCCCTTCGTAGCAAGCGTTTCTTAGAAGCCTGTAACAAGCACGGCATCATGCACTTGAACAGCAATGAAATACACGGCTGGAATGAAGATGCTCAGTTGTCTGCCATTCTGAAGCCCGTCCTAGAAGGTTATGGCTACAAGTATTGCCCTATCGACATTGCCAAACACTTCAGTATTGAGTACGTAGGCCCTGGCTTTCACGAAGATGGCTTTAACTTTGATTCTTTGTTGGGTCACCATGCCCAAACAAGGAAGCTGGTGTCAGACAGCCACATTGTTGTACCCGCTGACCCACGGGTAAGCCACGGTGAAATGCAGTTTATGCACTGGTTGGAAAGCAAAGGTTACACAGTGGAGTACAAATATGACCCCTCTATCCAAGCGTGAGCTTACAAAACACATGCAGCGGTTCTACGCTGACAAAGAAAGGGGCATCTCTATCGCCCTTTTTGCCGAGCTTGCTGGCATAAGTCATGGTCATTTCCACGATGTATTCATCTACAACCGTGAACCACTGACTGAAAACGTCCAACGTAGGGTCAGTAAAGCCTATCAGCAGTGGAAAGCAGGGAATGTGAAGGTCATGAAAAGGCGGGATAACACCCGCTATGTGGACTACAGGAAAGAATCTCAGCCCGTATTTATGCCCAAAACGGGGTTACAAGTAACGTCAGAGGGCATAAAAATCAAGGTTGGGATGGTAAACAGGCACGATTACAGCGAAATTTCACTTGACGAAGCACTAAGGGGGTAAAAATGGGAATACTGAGAGACTATTACTGCACAAAC